TTAACATATCTATGTTACCTACATTAGCTCAACTATATTTTGTTGGATCGATACTTAGAAATCCGAGTACAGTAAGAAGATTAGCAAAATCTGATGCTGAAAGTGTAAATTACGTCATGCGGGCTTTCAAGGATGCTATTAGACTTATACCTCCTGTGTTATTAGGTCAAGAAATAGCTGATGTTGGCGAAGATGTATCCGATTTTACAGAAGAGACCTTAGAAGATTTAGACGTAGATTTTGATTTAGGAGAAACAACTGGTCAAATAAGAGAAGCTATCAGAGAGATTCCAAGACCCCCTCAAGTTTCTTTAGACTTACCAGAAGTAAAAAGCATACCTACCGCAACAATAGCAAGAAGAGGACCAACACTCTTACCAAATCCAAGAGATCAAGAAATAGCAGAGTTTTTAAGTTAGTCCAAGCTCGTCTCTATCAAATCCCAACGGACTCTCAGATAAACAAACTAATTCAGAACGGTGTAAGTGAATATATGGTTCTGAATCTTCGGGTAATTGTGGTTCCGCAATCGTACCAAACCTAACGTCATAGATTTTATTTTTATCCCAAGTGTGGGAATAAACACTATCCTTCATAGCAAAAACTAAAACAAACGGCCTATTAGTTGCTAATGACAATGCAGCTCCCATTCTAAGTTTAGATGCACTCAGTAATAGTGTTTCATACTTATCTATACCAAAGCTACGGCATTTTACCTCCATCCAAAAGCACTCGTACTTACTTTCACACCAATAATCCAGCCCGTAAGAGACTGGCAGTTTATGACATCTAACGTCCCATAAACCCTCTATAAATCCAGCTACACGTTCTTCACGTTTTTGATCGTTAATCGTTTCCATTTTTGGTTTTGTCATTTGTAATACCTCCATTAATCTTCAAAAAAGTTAGGATCTATCGCCACTAGACGTTTCATCGGTCTACCTGTTTGTTTCACGCGTACATCCTTCTCTTGTACTTCTCCAGCATTTATTAACCTATTTATTATTTCTTTTACTTCAAAAGATTTCATTGATCTAAATATTTCTTTACGATCTATATCTCTTTTACTAATACCCATTTCCCCTTGCGTTCTAATAAAACTTAAGACTTGTTTGATACGACTTTCCATTTCAGAGCCAGCCACTTTATCTTCACACGTCGCTACCATTAGTTGATCATAATAGTAAACATAGTCTATCGCCCACTTGGTCATATCTGCTGTAATCTTTCTAGAATTAGGTCTGTCAGCCAATTGACATATTAAAGCCAACCGCATCGCTTTTTCTCTTGTTCGCGAAAGTAATACTTCTAAACCGTCTTTTTCCAGTTTGTTCTGTTGATCTACAAGTTCGTAGGCTAATTTGTTCAAAAGCTCTTTTGCATCGTCATCAAAAGAAATTACACGTTGACTAAGATTCATCTCAGCGTTGTCTCTAGCTATTTCCTCCATATCGTTCATGGGCGCTCTCACTTGTCTAACCCACTCACATACTTTGTAAGATGGTTCAATATACGGGACCATTCTACCTACCGTTCTAGGCAGTTTGGATTCCACCACAATAAACCTGTTCAAAAATCCATCAACTATGCGTCCTGTTGATAAAGCACCGTAAAAGTTTCTTGGTACAGACATACCAATCAAAGTTATTGCAGGCTTGATGGTATGACGATCTAGGGCTTCCTGTTGTTGTTTTTGAGTAAAGGTCATCATAGAGTAATTATCTGGCCTTAACGTACCATGACAACGTCCCCAAGCCTCCATTAAAACCTGAATAGCGTCCTCTTTATTAGAGTTAGTAGATTTTGATATAGACTCTAATCTTTTACCAAATTCATCCATTACGGTCACGTGTGTAGGTTTGTGACGCAGTAAACTATATACTGCGCCACTAGACGTATAGCCGTCACCCGCCATCAAATCTTCAAAGCCTGCCCCTTCTAATATTGTTTCTATGACTGTTTTTACATTTTCTTTACCTTGTCCAGATTTTGCTATGCACATAAAAAACAAAGACGAAAAATTATTCATATCCGTCTTATACATACGACCTAAAGCTACAGAGCCTAACGCTAAAGCTGTCTGCAAAGATAAAGATGGTTGTTGTATTTGTGCTATCTCCTCAGAATATTCGTAGACATCTTTAAGTATGCCTGGTGGTTCATAAAGGTCTGTAGGTTCTTTTACATTGTAAGTACGTTGTATAAAAGCTGGGGCTTGTTGGTTTTTTCTATCGTGTGTCTTTTGTATTGAATTAACTGTGGTGGATACTTCAGATCTTGGTAAAGGTGGTTTGTTTTGTTGATTCCAAGATTGCACAAAAAATTCTACCATTTCTATAGATACGCCTTTGGCTATAAGGTTGCCTGCTAATCTAGCAGCGTTATCATTACGACTACCTTGTACTACACCTGTCAATTCAAAAGGTTGAGAAATGCTTTTGGTGCTTACTTTATCTACACCTGTAATCATCTCCCAATGTTCTTTTGTTAGGTCAGGTAAATCATTAGTATCATGCCAGTCCCACTCCTCTATAAATTTAGGCTCGTATATAGCACCAGTGGCATGAATGTTGTAAGGCGCTATGATAAGTCCACCTTCTCCTCTAATATCAATTAGTTTAGCAGGATCTGAAGTATCGGTTCTTCTAGCAACATAGGTTGTGAAGTTTTCAGGATTATTATAGTAATAATGCATACCCTTACCTGTCGCCACTTTGCAAGGTGTATTAGGTAAGTTGGTTTCTGCCCAGTTCACAGCTTCGGGTGTATCGGCATCAACGACAATAAACTTACCACATATTAAGGCTACGACAAGGTCATCACGGCCTTGAAACCATTTTGTTATTTCTTCTGTCGTCGGTTGTCGTTCTTTAAACTTTTGCCAACCACCTAGTTCTTTTGGTGGGACTTTATTATGGCGCAGTAATGGTACAGGACTATAACCACTTTCCGCATACGCAAGAGCGAGTTCCAACGCAGTATCCTGCGCGGACGCTTTGACGTTTAGCACTATTCAACCGTTTCACTTTTATCTTTTAACTCATCTATGGGACCGTATATAGAAAAGAAATCCAATTTGCCCCCAGATGCCACTATTATCTTTTTAGCCTGCTCAGTAGATGGTTGTCTATTGCCATATCTCCAGGCTTTCACCGTATGTGGCGAACAATCAAATAGTTCGGCTGCTGTATCTATGCCTAAAAATTCAATATAACTACTTAGTGTTACTCGTTTCACTTCACGCTCCTTAAATTCAGGCTCCAATCCTTGACTGTATAAATCCATCAATTCTTTTTCGCCTAGTTGTTGTTGTCTATGAAAGTAATTAATCTTCCATTGATTCGGGTTGATTTTTGCTTTGTTCATCTGTACTATATGTCTAATTGTGTTTTCTTGTGATTGTAGCATGAAAACATTTACATTAACAACTGGAGAAAAAAATGAACACAAGTATCCAAGAACGCATCAAGTCACCGAGCGATTTAGTTGAGTCGCAAGGCGCCAAACTTTTAGTATACGGCGAAAGTGGTGCGGGTAAAACAACTCTTTGTCAAACGGCTCCTGGTAAAACATTAGTCGTTAGTATGGAGAGTGGTCTTCTCTCTATTAAGGATGCTCCTGATCTTGATGCAATCGAGGTCAAAGAAGCTTCTGAGATTGAAGAGATAGCTCAACTATTAGAAAACGGAACACTACAATACGATACCGTTTGTCTTGATAGTGTTACAGAAATGGCTGAAATCTTGCTTTCGCAAGAAAAGGCTAAAAGCAAAGATCCTAGACGTGCGTACGGAGAGGTTATCGAAGTGATGATTAAAACGATGCGTAGGTTCAGAGACCTACCTGTCCACGTCATATTCATTGCCAAACAAAGCAGAGAGCGTGACGAACAGACAGGAGCTTATCATTATCAACCGATGATGGTTGGCGCCAAACTTCCTACGCAGATACCTTACTTCTTTGATGAAGTTTTGGTTCTTCGTACGTTTGACGACGAAAATGAAGAAGGTAAAACCGTCACCTCAAGATGGTTACAAACGAGAATTGGACAGAACTATATTGCCAAGGATCGTTCAGGTAAGTTAGACGGGTTTGAGTCACCTGATCTAGCTAGTGTAATAAACAAACTCGGATTTGCAGGAGGTGCAGAATGAGTGACTTTGAAGGATTGGATATAGATTTGGATGCCGCAGAGAGTAGTTCTGCAATTCCAGAAGGTGATTACCCTGTTGTAATATTGTCTTGCGAAAAGACAACGTCTGCGGCTGGTAACGACTACTTGAAGTTGGAGGCTGAAGTAACGGGTGATAACTACGCTGGTTGGAAATTAAGAAAGAACTTCAATCTCTGGTACACAAATGACGATAAACTAAAACAAGAAGAAATTAGAGGATACGCCAATAATGACTTCGCTCGCTTAGCTAAAGCTGTTGGTTTTACCGAAGTTCCCAAAACTGCTTGGGAGTTTCAAGGTAAAACTTTCGAGGCTAGGGTTGTTATAGTAGAGGATCAAACTGGAGAGTATGGCCCTAGTAACGAAATCAAATCGTTTTTGCCTGCACAAAAAGGATCTAATCCAAGTGCGCCTAAAGCTGCTGCTTTACCACCTAGTATGAATGAGTCAAACGATTCGTCTCCAGGTGAGGTTGCTGCCCCCAGTAAACCTTCACTGTAATCGTTTCGGCTACGCTAGGAGTCGTTAGAGTGCCTTGCTCAACCTAGCACTTTCCGTATAAATCCCAATTCGTTTTTAAGATAGATAACCAATCGTCCATAGTCATAACGGCTATAGCTTGGTTGTCGCGTACCCAATCAGGATTGATCGCGTACAGAGGTATGCAAACTCGTATGGGTTTGCGGTTGTATTTGTAAATAAGCACAGGTATGTTGTCTTCGCAACTTGCACACACTTGTCGCCACCATTCAGGCTTTACCCAATCGCCTTCTTTGTAGAACTTACACTCTATCGCGTGGTTTGGTATTTGCAGGTCGCAAAGATCACTTTGCTGATATTGATCCAAGTTGCGCTTAGTTTGAAAGTCTATACCTTCCTCTATAAAGAAGTTATTGAGTATACGTACAACGTCTCTCTCAAACTGAGCGCCTTTGTTTCTGGAATTAATCTTCGCCATTTATTTCTTTTTATTAAGTCTATAATTTTCTTTGCTCTGCATATAAATTAACGCTCTTGTAACTTGCCTCAGTAATTTTTCTTGATCTTTTTTAGTTGGTATTGCACAAGAGGCACAATCACATACAATCCGAGCCGTAGTGCCAACTGGGGGTGGTCTATATTTTTTACATTTAATCTTGGTCATCTAAATCAAGTGTAACGACATTAGGGCTGTTGTATACGGTTGGCTTTTCACCTTTCAAGTGTCGCATGTAAGCGTGTAGATGTTCTTCCATAGTCAGCCAAGCCACGTCCATTTGTTCATTAGTTATCTTAAATACTTTACTAGCGAATGGTTGTTTCTTTTCTTGCGCTACGAAGACAAACTCTTTGACTTTGTATCCCGCAGCTTCCATACCTCTTCTGTACCAAGCGGCTTGTTCTGCGTATCCGTATTTCAATACAGATTCTTTGAACGACTCAGGACTGCAAGAGTAAGTGGTCTTGTAATCAACCACGACTATCTCGTAATCTTGATGTGGACCTTGCGGTTTACAGATGACGTCTGGTCTGCACTTACATAACACGTCGTCTTCAAACCAATAGAAAGATGCCTCGGGTATTTTACCGTCACCGTCCAGATACATCTTGCCTTCTTCAATCATGTAGGCATCCATTTGGTTGATGGCTTGCATATCAGCTTCGTTGATAACAACCAGGCCTCTGTCTAAAAACTCTTGTTTCATTTCTTTGTTGGCTTTTGTATACGGGGATCCAAAAATAACACCTACATTATTATGAAAGGCTTCGTCGCCCTCTACTAACATATAGTGAGCTGCGGTACCAAAGTTCATAGCCGAGGTGGTTTCTTGTTCTACTTCAAGCGCGTGTATTTGGCTTTCACCAAACTTACGAAAAAAGCTAGAACTCTTACCCACGTCAGAGTGGTAGAGTTCGTTGGGTATATCAAAGACAACAAGTGCGTTGCCTTTCTGAGTTGGTTCATATTGTTCTAGTTCAGGTATTGCTTTCATTTTTTTCTCCTTTTATTGCGTCTAAATAATAGTCTGCATAATTTATTGGTTCTTCTAATTTTTCTATTTCTTCCAGAACTTTAGTTGTCCATTCATTTAAAACTTCAAAGTTATGTGTACTTAAATGTCTTCTTTTGTATTTTACAAACTCTCTTATAGCTCTGTCGCTTATTTGGTTTCCCATATATTCAGACATCGATTTAGCAGTAAAACCATATCCCATAAGTTTTTTAACATCTTGTCTAAGTGTGATCGCTTTGAGTTCTTTCATTTCTCTAAGATCAAGAACCATAATTATTTTTTTTTTCTTAGTCGTCAAAATGGTATCTCGTCATCCACGTCCCAGGTTTGTTCCTTATAGACTCGTTTAGTATCTCCTTCTTGTTGTCGTTTTTCAAAAGCAGCTTGCTTTTTAAACATATCTATAAAAGGTGAATCCTCTTCGTATTCTAACAGGGTGGTCTGCACCACATTGTCGTTGTAAAGAGGTTCAGGCCAATACCCTATATTGTTTTTGATGTGCATAAGGTTTTGACTAACGGTTTCGCGTGGGTTGTATTCAGGTTTCTGTATGGCTTGCCAATACTCCTGGATTGTTTCGAGATCAGCGTTGTCGCCGACAAACGTAATATCAAACTCAGTCTTATCGTAGGGCAAGTATATAAATTTACCGTCTTTCTTTTTTAGAGGGTAACATCTTATGGGTTTACCTATTGTCACTTTTGATCACCTCCCTGTATGCTTTTTCAAAAACTGAGGGATAATGTATCTTAATATGAAGCATCACCTCTATCATAAGATTTATCATATTGATCTGCTCAAACAGCGTATTTGTATGGTCTGGTTGAGGTTTGCCAATTTTTTCTCTAGCTTGATTTGAAAGGGTGTCGTCAATTAATTTATTTAATTTGTTCATAATTTTCTCCAATTGATTAATATAATAATAAACAAAAAACTTGCACAGTACAACAAGTTTTGCTACGATTTGTAAATGAATACAAAAAAAGATATGGCAAAGCCAAAAATAAATGAAGGGTACAGATTTTATACATACGACGGATATGATCACATATTGTCTGAAGTTAGATATTTAATTAAGACTTACGTACCCGCAGATCATAATCAGAAGGTCTTAGAGAAAATAGATAACTTAGAGGTTAATATTGAAGAAACTATAGCGGGTCGTCAGGAACAATATGAACAATCGATTAAGGATGACTTTGAATAGTTTCTACATCAATACCGAACATCATACTGAACCTGTCGAGTATGGTTTTCAAGATGCAGTTATACATGAAGCGAACAACTGGAAGACTTGGGTGCCTAAAGTTTTGGATATAAAAGTCATAACTAAATTAGATAAAGATGTTAAGGTATTGGTTCGTAGAGAAATACATCAAGACATATTGGAGTGTGAAAGTGAACAAAGCTAAAAAATACCAGCTTACTTTAGAAGATGGAACTGTCGTTAGTTATACGAAAGACGAACAGGGTGAAATACAATATAAACCCGAGTCTGATTTAGATCCCAAAGTTGCAAAAGCAAGGTGGGATGAAATATACGATAAAGCGTATAAAAAGGCAGGGTCACACTAAGATGCAGTATAATAGGGTTAAGTGAATCTGGGGGAATATAAAGAACGTCCTTTGAGACTACCCAGCACACAATAATTAAGGGAGAATCGCTTAAAAAAGCAGAGTCACACTAAGATGCAGTATAATCAAACTCAAACAATTCAACATGGGGGAGATATGAATGAAGAAGCCCTAATCGAACAAATCGTATCCAATTTCAAAAAACTCAGCGAGGAAGATCGCTTGTATGTAATAGATAGCCTTGTTTTTATTCAAGAAAATCCTAACTTGGTGGTTTTAAAAAATGAAAATGGTTAATAAATATAAGTGGCAAATCGTCTACGAAGTTAAAAGAGGGAGGCGTTATAAGAGGTATGTAAAGGTTCTGACGCAACCTGATGACTCGAGAGAGGTAGCACATACGGCCTCTATAATATAATAGATATGCAGTTGCACTCTTTCTCCGTAAGAAGGTAAACAAATGGCTCGAGGTACAGTCAGCAACGAAGTACCTCACCTTTATTAATATGACCGTAAGAATATTACAAGGCGATTGTATAGATAGGTTAAAAGATTTAGAAGATAAATCTATACACACTTGCATCACTTCTCCCCCTTATTGGGGACTACGTAATTACAACGATGAAGAAAACCAGTTAGGATTGGAAAATACGCCTAATGAATTTGTGGATAATTTAGTAAAAGTGTTTGCACAAGTTAAACGAGTTTTGCGAGATGATGGGACTTTATGGTTAAATCTTGGAGACAGTTACGGTCGTCAAACAGGAAGTGGATTCAACGCAAACGCTGAAGAAGGTTACTCAGTTAGTAGGCGAAAAGAGCTACAAGAAAAGCAGGGCAATATAAAACTGAAAACAAATCTACCTAAAAAAAATCTTTTAGGGATACCTTGGCGCGTGGCTTTGGCCTTACAAGCTGATGGTTGGGTGCTTAGACAAGATATTATTTGGCACAAGCCTAATCCGATGCCAGAAAGCACTACGGACCGTTGCACTAAATCACATGAATATATATTTCTATTAAGTAAAAAGTCTAAATATTATTACGACCACGATGCAATTAAAGAAGATTGCGTGGGGAAAGATGAACGCAAATGGTCAGATAGTTACGATAAAGTTGGTTCTATAATACAAGGTGATTCAAATGCAGGTATAAAAAGAACAAAAAGATATGCCCAAGACGGAAGTTTTAAAAGAAATAAACGGTCAGTCTGGACAGTAATTTCCAAACCGTACAAAGGTGCGCATTTTGCTACTTTTCCATACGATTTAATTGTGCCTTGCGTCTTAGCGGGTTGTCCAGAAGGGGGTACAGTTTTAGATCCGTTTGGTGGAACAGGAACAACGGGCATAGTAGCAAATAATAACAACAGAGACGCTATACTTGTAGAACTCAATCAAGAGTATGTTGATTTAGCAAAAGATCGTTTGAGAAAAGATTGCGGTATGTTTTTAGATTTAGAGATTAGTTGATATGAATGTACTAAGTTTATTTGACGGTATGAGTTGCGGTAGGATTGCTCTTGACCGTTTGGGTATCAAAGTAGATCAGTATTACGCATCGGAAATAGATAAGTATGCTATCCAAGTCACTCAGGAAAATTGGCCTGACACGATACAGTTGGGCGACGTCGTAGATATAAAAGTAAAAGATTTGCCCAAGATAGATCTTTTACTGGGCGGCTCTCCTTGTCAGGGATTTAGTCAAGCTGGCAAGCAATTGGCTTTTGATGATCCACGTTCAGCTTTATTTTTTGAGTTTGTTCGCATATTAAAAGAATGTAAACCTAAATACTTCCTACTAGAGAATGTGAGGATGAAGAAAGAATTTTTAGACGTTATTACCCAGTATGTAGGATTTGAACCCATACTCATCAATAGCGCTCTTGTAAGCGCACAGAATCGGCAGAGATATTATTGGACGAACATACCAGGCGTAGAACAACCTGAAGATCGAGGAGTCGTTTTGAGAGACATATTGGAAAGTAATCCTGATAGTTACACCTTAATGTCTGATAGATTTTCCAAACGGCAAGAAGGTCAGAGCTGTTTGATAGATGTCAATAAAGAAAAGGCTAGTAATTTAAGTGCGATGGAGTATGTCAAAAATGGTAGACAAGGCGATTACCTTGCGTGTGATGATGCAGGTATACCGAAAGATTTATCTGAAAGACATAAAACACCTAAACAAATAGGGACTGCAACTGATATAAATGATCACGATATATTAAAAAGAGTTTACTCGCCTGACGGTAAATCGCCTACTCTTAACGCGCATGGTGGTGGCAACACCGAACCTAAAGTAATAGCTGGAGCCTGGCGTGGTCGTTCTTTGGATAAGGACGGCAAGAATGTGGATTGGAAGTCTACTAAACCGAGACAGATGTTAGAGCTGCGTAAAGATGAAAAAAGTAACGCTTTAAGTCAAGTGACAAAAGATAACGTCGTTGTAGAACCGAAAAATAAAAAAACAGATGGAGAAGTATATTGGAGAAAGCTCACTCCATTAGAATGTATGCGTTTGCAGACGGTTGATGATGATTATTTGATGTCTGTTTCTAACACACAAAAATATAAACTTTTAGGAAATGGGTGGACTATCGAAGTGATTTGTCACATATTGAAGAATATGCAGACAATTGAAGAGGGTGGAGAAGTTCCAAAAACTAAAGGGCAACAAGGTTTCGATTTCTAAATGGATAAACTTGAATTGATCCCTTTGTCTTTGAGTGAAGCTAATTCATTCGTTACTAACTTCCACCGACATAATAAAAAAGTACAAGGCCATAAATATAGTTTAGGAGCTTCATATAACGATCAATTGGTAGGAGTAGCTATAATCGGAAGACCCGTTGCACGTAGGCTGGATGACGGTTTTACTGCCGAAGTAACTAGAGTATGTGTATTGGAAGACGCACCTAAGAATACAAACTCTTTCTTATACGGTAGAGCTTGGCGTGTATGGCAACAAATGGGCGGTAAACGCATGGTTACTTATACGTTAAAAGAAGAGTCAGGATCCAGTCTTAAAGCTGTAGGGTGGAAAATATTGGGAGAAACAGGCGGGTGGCAGGAAGGTAAGGGTTGGCAGACCCGTCCAGGTAGAGAATGGCAACCCGTAGTTGGACAAATGAAGTTTCGTTGGGAAGTTCAATCAAAGCAATAATCGGCTATACTGTCAGTATGTCAGATTTAAAAATTGTAGATATAAACAAATACAAACGCGGTCCGAGTCATATTGAGGGCAAAGAGCGCTTAGATGCCTTGTTTGAAAACTTTGTCGAGCGTGGGGCAGATCCCGAAATGGTTGCAGAGATGATCTTTGCGTATGGTGTATGCGAAGTGATTAATTACGCATCTAGACCCGAAAATGGATTAGATGCAATCGCGCGGTTATTGTCGGAAAGTTTCGGGCTAGATATTGAGCGTAATCAGTATTTTGATCCTGAAATATCGGGTTTTGTCAGAGATGACGATTAGTATGACAAAACTATTAGCCTTGAAACGTAGCTGTCAGGCACTTTAGGGGTTTTGTCAGTTTTGTCAGGGTATGGGGCTTTGTCTGTAAGTGTGGATACTGATAGTAAAAAGTAAAGGGGGTATATAAGAAAAAGTATGACAAAAGTAGTATATATAGTAATAATATATATATTAGAATATAAATAAACCTTATAAATACAGGGTTTCGTCGGGTTGATAGTTTTGTCAAGATAAGTGTGACAAAACTCTGACAAAACTAAATTAAGTATGACAAAACTAAAAAAACATATCAGAGATAATTTAGACCAAGAATACGTCGATTTGTTAGAGTCGGAAGTCATTGTTAAACTAAACAAAGAAATACCAGGAGTAAGAGTAATATGCCTGCAAAAGATTTAAGAATAAGACAAAGTGTTACTGTAGAGAAAACTCTAGAGGAAGATGTCGAAGATATGCCTTTTGAGTATATCGATCCAGATGAGAAACAATTAACCAAAAGACAACGTCTATTAGTCTGGAACGCTGTCAACGATCCTCAGTTATCGTTTGCTGAAGCTGCTAAAAAAGCAGGATATAAAAATCCTGTCGTTATCGGTCGGTATATGCGAGAAGGCAATAAGTACTCGCACGTACGTCGGGAATACGAACGCCTGATGTCGGAGGCTAAGAAAAAGTTTGAGCTTACGCATGAGAAAGCTGTCGAGGATTTGTATAAGCTACGAGATGATGCCTGGGGTCGGGGTGCATTTAACGCAGCTATACAAGCTCAAGGACTCTTGCTTAAAGTCGGGGGACTTA